ATCGGAACAGCGGTCCGGCCCCCTAGATCTTGATAAATCTAGTTTCCCGGCGCTGTGTAGCTTGAGATGCTTTCTTATACTTGTGTCATTCACATGTAAGACTGTTCCTCAGGTTTCCAGTCAGATACACGTAAAGAGGACGACGGATCTCCTCGTTTGGATACCAGGTTGTCAAGCTGATACCATCTAGTTAGGCATTGTACAGGGATTAATCCCATCAAGACAGTCCGGACCCTTACATAGAGCAGGTATCCCCTCTCTGTCGTAATGGAGCACTAATCATGGACTTATTGAGTGTACGCCACATTTTAACCCATCTTGGCTCTACCGCGGATTTCGTAGCCTCCTTGAACGGAGATTCCGATTTCGTTGATAGGACCTTAAGGGGTATCGATGCAGCAACCTTCTCAACTTGCTCACATGCCTCCAGAAGGCTGTTTATTTCCTTCTCGCTCGGCAACACTGTACGGTCGATCTTACTCATCATGAGTCTAACCTCGCCTAAATCCCAATCGAATGTAGATTGAAGATCTTCAATAATATAATCGCGCCACCACGTCTCGCACCGTCTCAACATCTCACCCTTAGGAGGGCGAGGAATATTGAGTTCTAATTTAAACTCTGACAAGATAGACGCAAAGCGTTTCTCAAGCCTCGGTAAAAACGAGGTACTAAGATATGATAACAACGATTTTTGAACTGAATCTCTTCCCTTGACGTCAGCGTTCCGATACTTCTTATTCCCATAAGAAGCAGAGGTAAGCCAACGCCAAGTAGAGGCTACAGGACGAATAGAATTAGGACGTGTGATTAGAAGTAGCACTGCGCGCAGCCTACGTGGCAATCGCTGATATAAGGCATTGCCTGCAGCAGAAGAACCACGCATACCAACACCCAGGTACCGAGCAATCCGGAAAACTGAAGTAGGACGCCCTGTCAGATTCTCGCATGACCGAATCACTTCGGGCACGAAAGAAACCCCAAGTAAGCCAACCGCCGCCCCTACCAGAGGAAAAGGAGTTACCTCCTTACCCCGATAGAAGAAGCGTTTAGCAAACTCAAGGGACAGGTTATCCGAAATAACGGATTTATGAAATCCGATATCTACCCCAATCTCCTTCATGATCTTTACATACTCAGCAGCAACATTGCTATTTGCGATAACAATATCGTCACCAAGTACTGCATAATCAGTAAACCAACTTCTCCATCCCATCCGATAGGCTGCAAATTGCACTATCGCGTGATGTGTCATTGCCAACATCGCCCAAGACGAAAGCGCACCCATAGGCTGACCTACAGCGTACTTTACGGTAGCGTCCTTAAACTTTAAACCACCTTTCGGTGATTCTCCATCCAGGGAACTGAAGGCACGGGGACCAAAAGTCTTCGAAAAGGCTTGAGGTAACCGATACCATCTATCGCAAAGGACTGCACGCCAACTTTCTGCGTACGCCCGCCCGGTAAATGCCGCCAACAACCATTCTTGAAGAACCACTGGAAGTCTATCAGTCGCTGCTGACAGGTCGTATGAATAGACCTGTCTCACACCTTTAGTTTCACATCTCTCGATCAATTCCTTAACGGGTTTGACTTGGTCAAACGTACCGTCTTGGGGTATCTTTCTTAAGACTGCAAAGAGGGCATGGTGCAGTGGTGATAAAATCCACTGGGTAAAAATGTCCACCATCGCGAACAGTCGAATCTTTCCGGGTTCTTCCCGAGTCCCTAACGCACCTAAATAACCACTTGGATTGGTGGCTATTGGAGCCCCTTTACCAAAAGGATTCTCTCGTTTCCCACTACGGATGTCTTCCCGAAACTGTAACGTCTCGTTCCAACTAACCGCAGCGGAATCCCAGATAGGCCCACTCAGTAAGTGACTGCTCCCAGAGATCGTCGCAAGACCCCTAAGCATTGCAAGGAGCGTTGGTCTGGAAATCCAGGCCTCTGCGTCCTTCAAAACATTAGAAATCGAGGTAGACCCTCTAGATGAATTAGGTCCCGACTTTGTTATTACAAGTCGTCGGATATGCTTAACCAAATCAGTTATCACCCACCATGTTCTGTGGAAATCCTGGTGAGACCCATACACCTCACGAAAGTCAGGGTATGGTTTCTCCTCAGGCTCCCCAGTTCTGTCGGATAAATAATATAACTTAGTGGCAAATCTCTTAATCCCAAACTGGCTTAGCCAACGTATTAAGGTTCCATTTACGAAACCTCGCCACGCCCACATAAACTCATCTGAAATCTCAACACCAGGACTAATGATAGTTTTAATCGATAAACGACCACGGAAGACCAATACCCGATAAAGGGTAAACAGGCCTAACCATAGCCGAATAACCGAAATATCCCCACCTTTAATCCTAGCGCGATGACTAGCAGGTATAAGTCGAGGAAGCCCACCATGAGATACTGCAACAGCCGTCCCTCCATCTCGGGAGTT